GTANGCTGCGTTTAGCAGGTTTGAATAAATGACATTCAACAACAAATTATAGGAGGTTATAAAATGTCTATTGTACAGAAATTAACCGAAGGTATCGTTAACCGCGATCTCTCAGCCGAAGGTGCTGCCCTCATTGGAAAATGGGAACAGACCGGACTGCTTGAGGGTATCGGCGACGACACCGCTCGGAACGGAATGGCCCGATTGCTTGAGAACCAAGCAAAAGAGTTACTTCGAGAGTCTTCATCCATGGCGGGTGGAGACGTTGAGGGCTTTGCGGCTGTCGCATTCCCCCTCGTTCGCCGTGTATTCGGCTCCCTGATCGCCAACGATCTCGTTAGCGTTCAGCCGATGAGTTTGCCCTCGGGCCTCATCTTCTTCCTGGATTTCACCACTTCGGATAGTGGCCCAGGACTCCCGCGCTTGGGCTATGGTCAGATTGACGGAACCGCTCAGGGCCGAGAGGCTTCTCTCTTCGGTGGCGGACGCGTAGGCGCCCAGATCACCGGTGGTGTCCTCTTGACGGGACTCAACGCCGAGGCTGGCCCTTATGCGTTGAACAATGGTTACTCGTCTCCGACGGGTTCCGCGACGATCGTGACAACCCCGCGGGCTTCTGGCTCAGTTGGTGTAGGTGGAATCCCCCAGTGGGATAGCGATGATAATGTCGTCTCAGTAGGAGCGTACGGTGGCGATAGTGTTCTGCAGTACGACCCGGATCTGACTTCCGGTTCTGCTTTCGCTCAGAATACTATTACTCTGGCGTCCCTGTCCCTGGCCGATGGTACTGGCTTTAACAAAGAGGACCTCGTGGCTTGCGAGTTCCCGCTGGATCAAGGCCTTGACGGACAGCTTGTTCGTCGTTTGACTCGCATAGATAAGAACGACAGCGACCTGGTTCTTCTGACCGTTGTTGCTAGTGGAGCTGTTACCCCAGCTGCCCTTGATGCACTTCTCGATGGCGCGGTCACTATTAACGTGCCGATCAACGACAACTTTATTGACGGCGGGCCGCTTGGTTCCGTTATCGGTGCTGATACTTGGGGATTGGAAGGTAATGCGAACATTCCTGAGATCGACATCCGAGTCGACAGTGTGTCCGTTACGGCAGTCACCAAGAAGCTCAAGGCCAAGTGGACCCCGGAGTTAGGACAGGATCTTAACGCCTACCACAACCTTGATGCCGAGGTCGAGCTTACTCAGATTCTGTCTGAGCAGATCGCTCTTGAGATTGATCGTGAGATCCTTGAGGACCTCGTCCGCGGCTCAAAGGCTGGTATTCGTTACTGGTCTCGCCACCCGGGTCAGTTCCTCAACCGAGAGACAGGTGTTGTTTCCACGGTTACACAGGACTTCACGGGTAACGTGAGCGAATGGTATGAGACCCTCATTGAGACCATCAATGATGTCTCTGCACAGATCCACCGCAAGACTCTGCGTGGTGCTGCTAACTTCTGCGTCGTTGGACCAGAGGTTGCCAACATCCTTGAGTTCACTGCCGGCTTCCGTGCCAATGTGACTGCTGATAGCGACCGCGGAGATGCGGGTGCTGTTAAGGTTGGTTCCCTTTCGAAGAAGTTCGACATTATTGTCGATCCTTACTTCCCGCGTAACTTGATCCTTGTGGGTCGACGCGGAAGTAGCTTCCTTGAGAGTGGTTATGTGTACGCACCTTATGTGCCGCTGCAGACCACCCCGACGATCTTCGGCGTTGAAGACTTCGTGCCTCGCAAGGGCGTGATGACTCGATATGCCAAGAAGATGGTTCGTCCGGATATGTATGGACTTGTTATTGTCCGCGGTCTTGAAGACTAGCATACCTGACGTAAGGTCAAAATAGTTAAAGCCCCGTCTCTTTTGAGGCGGGGCTTTCTATTTAGTAACAGAGCACACGAGGAACTTTCATGGCGATCCCTAATCTACAACCTGCCTCTACATCTAATTCAAATGTCCTACCGGTCACCGGATCCACAGCAAATGTGGGCGCAACACTGCCTTTTGGTGTTTATGCTGGTTCTGGAGCATTTGTTTCAGGGGCGGCCGACCAGGTGGCCTATACATATAAAAAACTGGGGGGCGACGTCCTAGATATTGAACTGGCAGAAGGAAATGTTTATGCCGCCTATGAAGAAGCGGTTTTAGAATATTCTTATTTGGTTAATTTACACCAAAGCAAGAATTCTTTATCTGATCTGCTAGGGGCTGCCACCGCCTCTTTTGACCAAGACGGCCAAATTGAGTCAGGTCATGCACTCTCTGGGTCAGATGTCGAACTACGTTATCCTCGCTTTGATTATGGCTTCTCACGCCGCGTATCCGAGAGATCAATTACTGAAGTGGGATTAGGAGGAACTCTCCCTATCTACTCTGGCTCCATTGATAAAGTATCAGGCCAGCAGGATTATGATTTGCAGGCCCTTCTTTCGGCATCCTCTGCCACCAATACCGACGCCTCCTTTTTTGGCCAGATCGGCGATAAACGGGTGCAGATTCGTAAAGTATTCTTTAAAACCCCACGAGCGATGTGGCGCTTCTATGGATATTATGGTGGATTTTCCGTCGTGGGCAATATGCGCACCTACGGCCAGTATGCAGACGACTCAACGTTTGAAATAGTCCCAGTCTGGCAAAACAAGCTTCAAGCCATGGCCTACGAGGATGCTCTCTGGACGCGTATTTCTCATTATTCATATGAAATTAAGAATAATATGTTGCGTATCTATCCTCGACCTCAGGGAACATCCCCAGAGAAATATTGGGTAGAATTTACAATTGAAAACCAATATGCACCCTGGGAAGAGGGTACAGGGCAGCCCAAGTCTGGTATTGAGGGTATTAATAATATGAATACTCTACCATTTGCTAACATTCCTTATGCAAAGATTAACTCGATTGGTAAGCAGTGGATCCGGCGGTTTGCTTTGGCACTCACCAAAGAGATTTTGGGACAAGTGCGCGGCAAGTTTGCAACAGTGCCGATCCCGGGCGAGAGTGTAACTCTAAATGCTGCCGAACTCCTGGGTCAGGCAAAGGCCGAGCAAGATATGCTCCGCGATGAACTTAAGACGATTCTAGATGAGTTAACTTATACTGAAATGGCTGCCAAGGATGCCACTTTGCAAGATTCTACCAAGAAAGTGATGGAAAACATCCCCACCGGCATCTACGTTGGATAGGGGATAGACAATGGCACGCAAGGATAGGCGAACACAATTACAAATCCAGAACACCAAGGGGCACGAATACGATTATATTGGCGATAAAGGCGTTGAGGACAAACTTCATGAAGTTCAGTTTGCTCCTTCGTCCTTAGAAACCATTGATGGCGCCATGATGAACTTTATTAACGAGGAATTGAATTTATCCATCACAACGAATGATGGTTTTGAAAAGGTTCCTGTGTTGTGGGTTACTTCGGAGCGAGCATATCAGATTAAACATAACAAAGAACTTCGGGACACCGAGCAGACCTTAATTTTGCCTCTAATTGCTGTAAATCGCGCTAATGTTACAAAGGATCCCAACTTTAAGGGCACCATATTTGCGAACTTATACCCCCAACCCGGTGCACAGGGCGGAACTATTCAAATAGCTCGCCGAATCAATCCTAAAAAAACAGCAGAATTTCAAAATGCGTACTCCAAGCGCAAGTATGGCGCCAATAAAGATGTAGATTCGAAAAACCTTAATACAAACAAGCGCAACATGTCGACCCAGCGGGTGGTGTACGAGACAATGACCATTCCCATCCCTACATGGGTAAAGGTAAACTATGAGGTTATCTTACGGACCGAGTACCAGCAGCACTTGAATGAGCTGGTGCGGCCCTTTATCACCGTCCCCGGCAATTCGCGCACTCCGCGCCGCATCACGCAGGATGGTCATTACTATGAGGTGTTTATCGACGGCGGCTTTACGAACGAGTCCAATCAGGCCGCCCTCGGAATGGAGCAGCGGAACTATGAGACCACTATCTCTATTGAGGTGCTGGGGTATCTGGTCGGAGAGGGCGAGAACCAAGAATCACCCACCATTGCTATCCGCGAAAACGCCGTGGAAGTTAAACTGGGGCGAGAGAAAACCATCTTTGGGGAAATACCCGAGAATATTAAGGATGGATTTTATAGAGAATAGTACGATTGAGAGTGAATAATACTATTTACTTAGAAGATTCTGTAATCTAGGGAGAACCAAACGAATGTCAGTGAAAAATTTCAGATTTGTATCGCCGGGAGTGTTCGTCAACGAGATTGACAACTCCCACCTTCCAGCATCACCTGTTGGAATCGGACCAGTTGTGATTGGCCGAGCAGAAAAGGGCCCTGCATTGCGCCCTGTTACCGTTAATTCGTTTTCCGAGTTCGTTCAAAAGTTTGGTACTCCTAGCCCGGGCGAACCCGGTGATGACGTATGGCGCGCGGGCAACAATAAATCTGCCCCCACCTATGGTATGTATGCTGCGCAGGCTTACTTGCGTAACAGCTCTCCTTTAACCTATATTCGCCTTCTTGGCACAGAAACAACCGCTGGTACCCTGAGTGCAGGCGGCCAAGCCGGTTGGAAGACTGACGATGCTTGGGGCATCTTTATTGCCGAGTCGGGTTCGGCTGATCTAGAGGTCACAGGCGCGCTCGCGGCTATCATCTATACCAACGGTACCGCCCGCCCGGTTATCTCGGGATCATTAATGACAAATGGTGCAGCGATCGCTGCAACCGGCTCCATCACGTGTATCTCAGGAGCCGCGGCCCAACAGGTCGGCTCAACCATAAAACTCGATCACTACACCTCAGGCCGCAGTTACACCTTTACATCGGTGAGTAGCTCCAATGATGTGGCTTCTGCCAATCAATACGCTATTGGTGCACCTGACGATAGTACGCCCGGGACAAGTGCTACTTTTGCCACCAATCTCGCCGCCGTTATTAATGCCAGTGCATCTGCAGATTTCGCTGCATCAGTTATTGGAACGACTATGGTTCAGATTCAAGGAGCCACCGGTTCAGCCGAACTGACCGGGGAGTATGCTGTCACTGGTACGCTGTCCGCCACCGTCCGCACCGCAACAACTCTTGGTGCTGTATTTACCTGGGATATGGGATCGACCATGAACCCCAACCCGCCTGGTACCGATTCGGGCGCCAGCGCCACGCAGAATGGACGCCTCACCGGTGGTTCTGCAGCCACCGGAATTGCGGTGTCTTCGTTAAATGTTACCGGCACAAACTATGTTGTAGCCGACGATGGAACCCGTAACCAGTTCAGGCTTATAATCCAGAACTATAAGGGTACGGATTCTCTCACAACTACCTTTAACCTTGATGAGAATAGTCCTCGGTATCTGCGAAAGGTCCTGAATACTAACCCCCAACAGTCAAATAGTGGGATTGTGGAAGATGAATTAAATTACTTCCTCGGGGAGACCTTCGATCGCCACGTTAGTTCCAATATTAACGCCACTAGCGACCAGACCCGAACGATGGCAACCATTTTGAAACTCTACAAGAGTACTTCGACTGTTGCTTCGGCCAGCGTTTACCAGGACGGCGTCCAAAATGCCCAAACTCCTTGGGTTACGAGCGGTGAGCTGGGATCTGGCATTTCTAATCTCTTTAAGTTCCACGCTTTGGATCAGCAGGGAGATTGGACCAACAAGAACCTGAAGGTTTCGATTTCTGACATTAAGGTATCGACTAATGATGCGACCGATTACGGTACGTTCTCAGTTGTGATTCGACACCTCAGCGATTCGGATAATGTGGTTCGTATTGTGGAGCAGTTCGACAACTGCGACCTTAACCCTAATTCCCTTAACTATATTGCTCGTAAGATTGGTGATCGCTACCGCGATTGGGACGAAGACGAGCGCCGCTACATCCAGAAGGGCGATTGGCCCAACAATTCTGACTTTGTGCGCGTCCAAGTTTCTTCGGACATTGACGCTGGTATTGCAAACGCAAGTTTCCTTCCTTTCGGTTGGCGAGGAATCGTCAAATATACCGATGAGGCAAATCTCCAAGGCGCCGAAGCAGGCAATTGGGTGACAGGATCGTTGCCTGATGTTTCTAGCACACAAATTGCTCGTGGTCCGGGCGACATTCTGGTTATGAGTGCCTCCAACGGTGTTCCGATTAATGCGGTCAACGGCACCTTGCTTTACCCGGCACCCGAATTTCGCGTGAACGCGTCGGATGGCAACCTGAGCAACGTTACAGACGCCTACTTCGGACTTCAGACCACCAAGACAGCCGGCGGAAGCGTCTTCGCCCCGTCGACCATTGATACCCTCCGCCCGCGCGGCGGCGCCGTTGGCAATATGTTCTCTCTCTTTCAGGGAAGCAGTACATCTTCCGGCCTTGAGGCCTCGATGGCCTTCAGTCTAGACGACTTGTCGGGTTCCGCTGCGGCCACTACTTCGTGGCAGAGCGGCTCTTTCGCCGGCGGAACATCTTGGACAGCCACTAACGGCTACCTTACTGGTGTTCTTGATCAAGGCTTCGATCGCTTTACGGTCCCCCTCTTTGGTGGATTTGATGGTGTCGATGTTACAGAGATGGATGCGTTCGCTAACCGAAACATTCCAACCTCATCGCCGTCGGACCAGAACAGTTATGTATTCAACTCGATT